ATACTTTAAAAGTTCAACATAAAATTGAGGTGTGCCGCCCGATGATGACATATTAAAGAACATCTCAAAGTTCCATGCCCCACCCGGTATTTCTAGTCGATTTGGATTAGCTACATCTGTTAAAAATTGAGCAATTAACCCGTTCCCTGTTAGATTAAAATTTGTTCCCGCCCCGATAACGGCAACATTTGCCATTTGCTTATAGGTGGCTACCGATGCGTTTACAGAACCGTTTAAATAATAGTAAACAGATGATCCACCCGACCCTGTTGACGGGAACGTGGCTAATTGCCCATCCCCGCGTATATACTGGGTTGCTGTACCTGCGCCTGTTATATCAATAGTACCGCTTGAAGTGATAGGAGAATTACTAACTGTAAATGCAGAAGGTACACTTAACCCAACCGATGTAACTGTGCCACCATTATAAGTAGCTAATGAACCGTCACCTCTTATATATTGGCTTGTATCCCCTGCACCTGTTACTTCTATAACACCGCTTGAAGTTATTGGAGAATTTGTAACAGTAAAACCAGACGGCATAGATAAGCCAACAGAACTAACGCTACCTGTTATATTAGCTTTAATAATATTAACCTCTACCAAACTTGGTGTAACATTTATAGTTACATCTTCATCGAATTTAGTTACTAAAATATCAACTACGGTACTTCCGCTTGTATTTACAGTTACATCATCACTACAACTATTTACGATAATATCTATGTATTCGCTCATACAGTAACCTCATTTAAGATATTAAACATTCCTTTAATATATGTCTTTACCGTATTATCTTCAAAAGTTATTTGTATATCGTAAACGTAGTTATGTACCGGTATATCGATTATTTGCTCATTTATTTTAAACTCTCCAGCGGCTCCATCTGTGATAGTTATACCGTCACTCGCAACGCTTGTTAACGACAAAATTGCTGCGCTATCTTTGTATGATTTTTTTAACTGCATTTTAATTACAGCATCTGACAAATCTACATCAATCGAATTTATTTGAAGTTTAAAAGCAACCTCATTAAAGGTGTCACCTTTTGTATTATCAAAGTTAAGGCTTGCGCTCATCTGTTTTTATTTTAGTTAGGTATGTTTTTAACTTTTCAATGTTTTTATCTTTTGGCTTATAAGTACCACCCCGAAAATTCTGCTGATTTGTCTGGGTACATATCACCGTTTGAGTTTGTGTTATATTCAGGATATTTGCTTTGCTCATAACATATAAAGTCTAAAAATCTACGTGTGTAATGCTCGGCTATACTGCGTTGCTTTTCTACTAAAAAATCTATCTCCGATTTATCTACATTCTCGCTACTTTCGCTACCATGCTTATATACTCCCTTGTTACCGATTGTGTACGCTGCAAAGGGTAAGTATTCAACCATTGCCCAATGTATCGTCATAGGCTTTATATACGTGTTTAAAAGGGTTGTATAATCGCTTGTTAAATCGTCTGCAATTATTCCAGCGTTTATCTTGTCAAATAGCTTTGTTCCTAAATAATTTTGGATATGCGTGTCCTGTGCAATCTTTACAAATTGTATAAATTTATCTGTATCGGTATTGCCGTTTAAGGCAGTAAATTTTACCACCTCATCCCTTGTTACTAATAATGCTATTGCCATTATACTTAATTATTTAGGTAAAAAGCCTTTATTCGGCATATCAATCGGTCTTGTATAAACCAAATTATTATTAGTAGGCAAAATTTCGCCCTCTTTCCTCGCCTCCGCAGGTGTAACCTCATTTTTATTATTTTGTGGTTTTAAATATTGTATGCGCCTATACGTTTCACGTGTCCAAAAATGATGACAAGCGCCACCGCCTTTGTATAAAAAAATATCATAAGTATCTGCACCTCTCGGTCCCCAACCTTCGTTCGTACTTGGGTTGTTACCCATTTGTATAATGTCCTCTTTGCGATATAATTTATTAACCGCTAACATTCTTTTGCAAAATGGTCGTGTGTTATCGCTTACACCGCCTGTGTATCTATAACGGCTTACAAAAAAAGTACCGTCTTGTTCACTTGTTACGTTTGGTCGTGCTACACCAGTTGTAACAAATTGCCAAACTTTAGATAATAAAGATTTTTTAGGGTTATTTAATAGGTTTAATTCAGCATCTAAATCAGCCTCATCCTCATAGTTTACTGCCCTGCTATCTACTAACTCCCATTCGTTCTCATCCAATACTTCACCGTAGCTTTCTAAATCTAAAGTATCTAAATGCTTTGAAAGTTTCACACCAGTTTCCTGTTCTTTAGTTTGCGCATCCAGCGTAGGGGTTAAATCGGTAAATTCTAACGGCTGTAAGGTTTTAAAGTAAAGGTTAAGGGTTATACCATTAAACGCTAAAATCTTGTCTAAAGCGTCTGTAATGGCTTCCTGAATAGGTCTAATAACCATATTGTCAAATAGTGTGCTTGCGTTCTTTAATTCGTCTGCGTTTGAACTAAAACCGCCACCATTTGGTATTCCAAAAAGTAACCCTGATGTTACACCATGACCTAACATTATCTTTGCCCTACTCTCGTCACTTAAATACTGGTAATGGTCGGGTGCGTTATCTAAAGGTATATTTTCAACGGTTGTCTTTTTGGTCTCATCATTATTAAAAGCAACAATTAATTTTAAACCATTTTGCCCTGTTAATTTCTTATTTACATTGTTAACGATTAAACGCTGTTTATCTTCGTCAGGTACACCGTTATTGAAGTTGATAACCTTAGTACCACTAAATCCATTTTCAACATCGTTTATCAAATATTCCGATATGTTATTTTCAAGTTTGCAATAAGGGATAGCACCTGTATAATCTACGTTTGAATAATATTTTTGACCGACTGTATAATTGCCTACAAATAATATCTCTAAAGTTTTGTCACCAAATCCAAAAGCTGATATTCTTTTTGGTTTAAATTTTTTAACCTCACTCCAATTATCTGAATAATAATAGGCTTCAACATCACCCTCTTTATTGCATTTTTCTGCCCTGATTAATTGAACTGGGATATGTTCAACACCTACTATATTTTTTTTGGATTTGCTGTAAATAACCTGTAAAGAAAATTGACCTAATAATTTATAATCGGTAACTATTTTTTTGATAACATCCTTTTTAAAAAGCATCATCATTTGCGCATAGTCATTCGGTTTTAACCTGCCGTCTGATGCGTCTAAACCTTTACCGTAAATTAACTTAATAATTGCGTTTACAATGCTGTGATGTGTAGTTGAATTATTATAGGTGTCGATTAAAAAGGTATAATAATCGTTATTTATGCCATACTCAATCCATTCATTGCGATTGCTTTCTACAATAGCAGGATTTGTGTATTTATTTAACTCAATTAAATGAACATTACTCATAAGTAATAATATTATTATCTGTTGGTGCTATATATGTATCGCTATTTATTGTATATGTTTCGATATTTTGCGCTGTGCAAAACACTTTATCACGATGTAATAAAATATCATCGTCATTATATATACAAAGGCTGTAAAAATGCCCCTCTTTTAAGGCTAAAATTGCTGTAAATTGTTGATAATAAGATACATTTTCAACTGAAATATTGACTATTTCGCTTGTATTTGTAGTTTCATTAATCAATAAAACCTTATTTGCAACCCCTGCACGTGTTTGTATGTACACAACCGCCTGTAAAGTGTCTATTGGTTTTAAAATTATCATCGGTTATATAACGTAAAAAAGACTTTTTGTTTTTTATTAAACAGAAAAAGGGGGCATAAACCCCCTAATCCAACTAACCAACATAAAAAATGAAATCCTTATGAACCTGTTACTATTGTAAAGCCAGCGGCTTCTAAAGTAGCATTTATAAAGTTAGCAGGCACAGGTTCTTGACCTGTTAAAACCAATGTATAACCGCTAAGGTCACCCATTGCTGCACCTGTTACTATCGTGCCACCTGATACATCCATACCATGTTTTAAGCCACAGTAAAATAAGTTTCCGTTGTTATCTTCCACAATAACTTGCGGTCTGCCGTAAGATAGCAATTTAATTTGTTTGTTGTCGACAGCACTTAATTTTTTCAAAGTCAAATTTAGTGTTTGCTCAAAGAAAGTAGTACCGTTTTCACGACTTGAGGTTATAGTTTGCTCAAATGAGCTATTGCCTTTTAAGTCATATTTATAAGCAGTAGCGGAAGTTGATATTTCAATTATAACATCTGTATCAACCGCATCGTAGTCGACTTCGGGAACAGCACCATCATTAATAAAATATACAGCTTTTAAACCGCCTGTGCTGGTTTTGCAGGGTTCAACCCTACCTAATGTTATATCACAAGCCATTATTTATTTGTTTAATATTATTTAAAAATAAGAGGGGATATTTCACCCCTCTCGTTAAATTAATTAGCAGCGTTTGTGATACCGTAGGTAACGATGTCAGAAACAACTCCATATTGTACACCTGCGGTTAAGCGCATTACAACACGTACATTTTCTGAACCGTCAATGTCAGCCATATCCAAAACTTTTACATCATTCATATCAGCCATTAAGCCAGTACCGAAAAATAAGTTGTCTTTAGTGGTTGCGATTGCAACACCAGAAGCTAAACCGTTAGCAACAAATAATTTAACACCGTCAAACATTAAATCGCCTAACATTTGGTTGTTACCTTGATTATTATAACCATTTGCACCAACACCACCAGCGGCAAAACCACCTAAAGCACGTGTATACGCTCTGTAAGTTGCTTGTGATATGTAGATGTAAAGATTTTCTTGACCGTAAAGAGCGGCAGGTATAGCATCAACTATTTTACCTAATTCAGCTACAACGGTTGAAGCAGCATAGATAGCAGCTGTTCCAGCAACTTCTTGAGCAGAAGGTAAGTCAGCATCTAAAGTCAACAATCTTGTAAATCCGTCAAACTCACCAGCGTTTGAAGCTAAACCACTCCAGATGTTAGTTTCATTTTTAGCGGCAACTTTAGCAGCGATGTTAGCTACTAAGAAATCAGCAAATGATTTTGGTAAAGTATCAAATGCGCCTATGCCTTGTTCTAAAGCTAAGAAATCAGAATGAAAATCTTTTTTGCAAAGTTGTAAGTTAACTTGTAACTCTTTAGGTTGCAATATTTTCTCAGTCAATGTAACGGTTGAAGTTGCATCAAAATCACAAGTTGCATTTTTTAGGATTGCATCTGTTGAAAGTTTTTTGATAACCTCTTTGTATTTGATACCAGGTTTAACCTCGATACCGCCTTTGTCGATTGTGCTACTTGAAAGTAAAGCAGCGGAAACGATTTTTTGTTTGTACTCACCTGCGTAGGTAGTAGTAATTGAAGTAGTAGTAGCCATTTTTTTTAATTAAATAATTTTGAGTAAACTTTGTCTAATGTGCTTGTCGGGCGATTTGCCGAAAATCTGAAGCCTGCACTTTTTTCTGCTTCGGGATTGTGTTTAATTGCGCTTGCACCTGCTTCGTTATCTTCAATAGATAATTCAACTTTCGCTAATTCGCTTTTTAATGTTTCATTCTCCAACTTGATAGCTGAAAATTCTTCACGTAGTTTTGCAATTTCTTCAAAGAAAGTTTCTTTGCTTACGCTTTCCACTACTCTTTTTGGTTTTGCTTCCGCCTCTACGTTAATTTCAATTGGGGCTTCGGGGGTTGCTGGTTCTTCGGGTGCTGCGTCTGAAACGCTTGCAATAATTCCCTCAACCGCAACGGATAGCAATTTGCCATCTTCCAGCGTATAATCTCCAACTGGTAACGGTACTATGCCGTCAGTTGTAACTATACCTACTGAATAATCAGGCGCAAATTGCTCGGCTTCAATTATGGTAATTCCGTCATCCAATTTTACTTGGGCTAACTTCACCTCAATCGATAGCAATGATTTGATTTGATTAAGTGTTTGTTTGTACATTTGTTTTTAATTAATTAACTGTTATTATTGTTCTTGGTGTATTAATGTTCACAATGCTTGATACCTCTTGTTCTTGCAATGAGCCTATCCCCTGATTAATTAATTCACCTTTGCAACATTCTTTACTATACGTTTTACCGTCCTCGCAAAGGCACCCTCTATTTGCACCCTCGGGACTTGTATATTTGTTTTTAGCCATTATTTATTATTTGTTTTATTTGGTTAATTAAATCCTCATCGCTTTGCTCTTGTATTTGCATCTGCACTTTATCAGCAAAATATCCCTCGATTGAAAATCCTTTTATTTCGCCAGCTTTTACCTTTTGCCAAACATCCTCGTTATCTACTTTCATAGAAATCATCCACGTGCCTACTGGTAAACTAAAACCGTACTTTTTAGATTTGTCAAATTCCGTATCGTCAATTATCCAACTTTCCACAACGGTCATACCGTCTATTTTAGAATTGTGTTGCAGGGTTGCGTTTGATTGATTGCCATTTTTTAAAAACAATTCAGACGCTTTTTTTACAGTTTCCTTTGAGAAAAAAACATAAAACTCATCTTTACCAAACTTTCGGTAAATCTGTTTATTAGGTATTAAAGCAGCACCCATTAAAATGCGCTTTTCGTTATCAACTTCCGCAAGTTTAATTTCTATGTCAGAAGCTAAGGCAACAAAATTACTTTCGATTGCTGGCATATCTACAACCGATACAGCATCAATTCCGTCAGTATCGTCTTGAATAATTAATTCGACTATTCTCATTTTTGGTTAAACGGTTAAATTTATTTTTGTTATATTTTGGGTTTATGCTATCGTTGCGGCTTTTATAATATTCCTATCTAAACTTTGCGCACTTGTTACGTCCTTACTAACTACGTAAGCCTTAATCGGCTCTTGAACTTTAGTAACTGATTGCACCTGATTTGCTAAGCTGCCACTTGTCCCAACTACATTAAATTGAGGTGCTGCGCTTACTGGGGCTGCACTTGTTACACCCGCTGCACCTCCGCCACCACCGTTAGGCACTTGCACCGCCATTATGTTTTTAACTGCCTTAAAACCTGTTACGGATGCGGCTAAGACAGCGGGGATAGCAGCTGGAAAGCCTAATTTTACACCTTGCGATATACCCAAATAAGTATTTATTAATGCCTGTGCTATTGCAAGTGCTTTCCCTGCGGCTGTTTGTTTACCTGCCACCTCCGACAATAACCCTAAACTGTCGGAGGCTGCCTGTGCTAATTGTATTTTTGCGTTCGCCTCCTCTTGTGCTATTTTTATTCTTGCATCTGTGTTAGCCTTTTCTAAATCGGTTTTATCCTTTTGCAGTTTGGCATCTAAACTTAATTGCTCATCATTATATTTGCTATTTAATAAACTAATTAAATTAGCCCTTTCGGCTTCGGTATTGGTAATTTTATCAATCTCATCTAATTCTCTTTGCTTGGCTAAATCTAATTTTTGTTGTTCGGTTACCGCCTCCCTTGTTTGTGCATTTACAACGTATTTATTTTCTAAATCCGCTATTGCCTTGTTGTGCTCTTCAATACTTTTTAACTCATCTAAATTAATTTGTTTTAAAAATGCAAGTCTATCCTCTAATTTTAGTTTTTTATCATTGTTAACTAAATTACGTTGCTCTTCAAATCCTAATTTAGTCGCTTTTAATTGCTCACTAATTAAATTACTTTCAGCCTGAAAAGCCTCGTCCTCTTTTTGCTTTTTTATTTTTGCATCTTCGTCATCTTTAGCTTTTTTTATTTTTGCTGCCTCGTCACGTTTAAGTTGCAACTCATCTTGATGTTTTTTCTCATCCTCTTTGCGCTTTGCTAACTCCTCTTTTTGGCTTTTTGTTAATTCCTTGCTCCCGCTTTCAAATCTTTTATTTGCATCGTCATAATTCTTTGCAAATCCCGTGACTGATTTTTTAGCGTCATCCCATGCACCGCTAAAGTCACCACCTATTAATTTTTTAATAGCACTACCTAACGCCCCTATTGATTGAAACACAGCCGTTACGGCTGAATAAACAACACTAAAGGACTTTGCAACTATTGGCAAGGCTTCAACCGCTAAATTAATTAAGATGTCAAATAACGGCTCTATGACTGTATAGACTCCGTTAAATATCTGTTCCATTTTTTGCATGATTGGTTGAAACTTTTTAACAGCCTTTTCGTTATTTTGAAAAGCCTCTACTAAGCCAGCAACCAATCCGACAATTAAACCTATTATACTTGCTTTTAATGCACCGTTAAAAGAACTGAAAGTTTTTTCAGCCCCTCTAATTGCACCCCCTAACATTCCTACGGGACCCGATGCACTTTCTAAAAACCCCGCAAAGTCGTCACTACTTGCGCTTGCATCCTTAATAGCATCATCCATATCCCGTATCTGTTGGGATATTTTATTAAACTCTGCGCTACCTGCTGCCGTTGCTTTTAATTCCTTTTTTAGCTGTTTTAAATTGTTAACAGTTGCGGGGATATTATCGTCAACCCTTAAATTTACTACCTTTTCCTCAGCCATTTTATTTGTCTTTTTACTTGTCTAAACCCTATTTTAAAAGTAGTCGGTATTTGATATTTACCTTTTGCAATCTCTATACTTTCACTTTGAGCATAATGCTCGCTTGCATTTAATAACGCTAAAATATCCTTTATCATAATGTCCTAAAATCTGTTAATAAATCTAAATCTATAACTCCGCTTGTTAAGTCAGTTGTAAACGAATTAATCACATACCGCTTATCCCTAATTACCACCCTATCATTTAACTTTAAACCTGTTAAAATACTTAAAGGCAAAACCGCTTTTATATTTATTTTACGCGCTTGTTGATTGAATATATTTGATATGTAATTGCTATAATAATTTTGAAATAATGTGTTAGACTCTAAAGAGTCGGTAAACGTACTTTGCTCAATGCCCCAGTTGATAGTATAATTAGTACCTAATATATTTGTATCTTGCCCAAAGCAATTATAATCGTTAACTAAACTTGTTGATATGCCATTGCTCAAATAATAATCTGCGCTTTGAATAGTACCATAATCGTATAATATTATCGGTTTCGGTTTATACGGTTTTAAATCAGGCTTTAATGAATAGCCGACTTGTAAATTAGTATCTGTAAATTTTTGAAATAGCAGATTTTCAAACGGTAATTTTACTGAATATTCCGAACCGTCAACACCTACATTATAAACCAAATCCCCATATTCATTTACTGATGTCGCTTTAAAGTTTGCGTTTAAAATACTCTCGCTTTTTTCGTAATTGAAGTTGATTAATTTATAGGTTGTAACCCTATCCATATTGATGTCATCCATAATAACATATTTAGTTATATCAATAACATCACCACTATTATACCAATCTTCTAACTGTGCTATTTTAAATATCCCTGCCGTTTCTGAATAGCACGTTAAATTAAACATCTTTAATATTCCGCTAAAGAAATCTTCCGCCTTAATATCAGGCATATAATTAGCCACGTTTAAAGTTCCGCTATTGCTTTGCGGCGCACCTGTTGAAATCGCTATATGGTTATATACTGTCAATCCACTTACAGAAGATACTACGCTAACATCGTAATAAAAAGTTGATGTATATGTTAAGGGTGTTACACTACTTATGTAAAAAGTGTATGAGCCTATCCCTTGCGCATAGTCTAAATAAATACTGTTTAAACTTGATGTCACTAAATCTAATTCCGATACCTTAGAACCGTTAAAATAAATCATAAACTTAAACGGTGAGCCAGTTGTTGTAAAAGTTATTTCAATACCTGAATTAACTAAACCTGTACCACCAAAAACCTCATCGCCAAACTCATCATAAACCCTACCACCGTCATAATTAAATTTTGATTGATAAACCGAAAACTTATTTGCAACCTGTGGTACATCAGGATCAATCACATCAAAGTAATTGTAAAATATTAAAGTTGGTTGCGCCTGTATAGTAATTAAACCGTCTGCATTTTTTAGCCACAAAAAAAGTCTTCCGAACCTCACATCACTTAAAAAATCGCTATCAAAAGTAATTCCTAAATCGGCTGCAATTATTTCAAATATCCTACTAACCCTAACGGCTGGGTATAAATCACTTGTATAAATTGGAGTTGCTGAATTGCTTATATCCCAGTTAGTAGCTGTTGTTCCGCCTGTATCATATTGCCATACGTTTCCCGATGTTATCAAAGGAAACTTAATGTCACTATTTACATCGCCTGTTACCTTATTAGCTACATTTAAACCATTATAAGTAAACTCTATACTGGTAAAATCAAACTCACGCAATAACCTTTCATTAAAGCCCTCTTTTAACGCTATTAAACTACCAAAAAAAGTGATAGTATAGCTTTGTATTTCAAAACCGTTCTTTAATTGCGCCTTTTCTAACTGAATTTTACCTCTCCTAAATATTACGCTATCGATTTCTACGTAAGCATCCTTTCTTATCCTCGCATCGAAACCATTTTGTAAGCTATTTTCATACCAATGCCCAAAAATTAAGTTGTTTTCATGACTTGCAGGTACTGTAAAAGACTGCGAATAGTCGGTAAATACCTTACTAATATCAGATACATCCTGAACTGAACTTGTAATACTTATTTTTTCATCATTAAATAACTCAATGCGCTTATAAACTTCGCCTATATATATGTAAATCGCTACCGTTACCATTATAAAACATTGTTAATCAGGTCAAAATTATAGTCAAATTCAATTTCGTAGTTGATATTTCTATCATTTAGGCTACTTTTTACGTCTGCATTTTGTGTTTTAATGATAACAGGTTTGTCATCTAATAAGATAGTTTCACTTAATAGCAAATCCTGTATAACACTTGAGTAGTTTTCATTTACCCAACCTGTATTAACCTTAATGCTTTTATTACCATTGATGTTGTATCGCTTCGCTTTACCTGCATATATGTCATAGTCAATATTTGGGGCAAGGGTATTGTACTTAGTGTTTTGAGTTACTATATTACTACTCTGTGCCTTAAAGAAATACAGGTGTTGCCACCCGCCAAAACGGTTAATAAAATAACATAATGTCGGGGTGTACTTATCCTCGCATATAGGTGTAACTGTAAAAACCTTTGTGCAAGTTAATGTTCCGTCAATGTAATACCTGATAATACATTGATTACCGTTTTTATATCGATAGTTTACCCTTGTTATTGGTATATTCAAAACATACCTACCTATACTATCATAGGTATCTGTGTGTACGTGTAAGCCATTTGATAGTTGATAGTTTACTTCTATACTATCGCCAGCACTTAAGTCCGCATATACGTTTATATTAGGTATTACCCAAGTATCCGCATAAGGGTCATTATTTAAATAAAATTGCTCAATACTTTTATCGGATAATATCTTAAAATTATCTAAATCATTAGATTGGTTATAGCCACCTACATAATTATTATACCCACTAAACGCCACAAAATTAACGGTATCAATTAAAGTATATGCACCTACTGTAATTTCTTTGTATTTATAAGCCACTACGTTTGCATACATAGCGGTTGTGCTATTGTCATAACTAACATTGTTAATGAACTCAACAATAAAAGGAGTTATGTTATACGTGTTTTTAGTCTGCGTAACAGATGAAATAGGCTTGGCTAATATGTAAGTAGCTGTCGCTGGTAAAGTGCCACCACCGCCATAAATAAATAACTCTATTTTAGTGCCTATTTGTGCTGCCTCGTCTATCTCTATAAAGTATGGACTCCTTGTATTTATTATCATTATACGTCTTTTAAATTATAACTAATTATAGTATCAACATCTTGACCAAAAGCCTTTAATAAATCCACGTCAATATACTTTTTATATCCCGATTCAAATGGTTTAGTAAAAAACAAACTCGGCTTTATTCCCTTTTGAAATATCGACCTACTGATTAAAAATGCAGTTGATTTGTAGGTTAAAAATTTGCCTGTATCTTTATCCCTGAACTGTATGCCTTTTTGCCTAACCCATTTATCAATACTATTTGTTAAGCCTCCTTTTTTACCTGTTCCTGTGCCAAATTTAAAAGGGCTGTTTGGTGCTTTAGCTGAACTTGACTTTCCACGTACTCCCTTATCCTGATACATACCATAGTCATCCATTTGGAAACCGACAAGGGTATATTTGTCATCCTCTACTATCTCACCTTTGATACTATTGTATAACTGCTTAGTATTGTTTTTACCGCTTTTGGATAGGTTGCTTCGTGATTGCTGAATAACATAATCTCTAAACCTTTTTATAACCGCTTGCGTTTGAGTTAATTCCATTAGCAGATAGTCATATCATTAGGTATAACTAAATCAAAAGTTAATGTCCAACCCGCTAACTTATTTTCAAATCTATCTACAAACGGCTCGGCATTAGGCACTCCGATTATCTGTATGTTTTGGCTGTACAAATCACCTCTTAAAAACTCACTTGCAAATCTGTTTGCAATTGTTAACTGCGTATTTAACACATCTAATTCATTGTCATTGCTATCAAATATATTTACAACCCCTATCTTACTCTCATCCACTATGTCCATAAATAAAATACTGATATTTAACGTAATAGTATTATCAGATAGCTGTGCATTATTAGCTATTATATGACTCAATGGGAACAAGGTTTGTTTTGCTAAATCGACCTTATAAATGTCACCTACTGTAATTGTATTAATTAACCCAGTTGATGCTAAATATTCCTTAATGCTATTTATGATATAATAGTATCCTGTCATTTCTTGTTTATTAACTTCATTTCAATTTCTGTTTTTTGCTTTTCAAATGTCAAAAATGTTAGGCATTGATGTAATGGTAACTTTGTGACTTCATCAAATCTTCGCAACTCTCCCTTAGCAAGCGCATAGACTGAACTATACCAGCCCCAGCGTTGCCCAAATTGTGCTGTGTCGCTAAATCCTGTACTGCCTTGTTGCTCTCCAAATAGGTCGCTGTACTGTTCACTAATTCTATTCCTAAAGTCCAAAAAAAAACCATTGCACTTAATGCGACATCTAAAGGCATAAACTCCATAACCTCGGAGTATGTTATAGAACTAATATACGGCTCAATGGCATACTTATCCTTTTGCTTATTTACTATTGGTCGGTATAGGATAGCCATAACCCTGTGCATGTTCTTTGTATCGGTTATGTACGTATCTAAATCGATGTACTCCCCGCTTGTTATCTCATCTAAATTAGGTATAAACCCAAATTCTAAACCACCTAAATTAAATCGGGTTATTAGTTTTTGCTTAGTTTCAAATAAAGCTAATACCCTATTTGAAATTTCATTTATATCCTTTTGGTGCATATCCTGCACGTGCTTTAAATCCACCCCGCAAAATATCTGTATTACCTTTTGCTGTAAGAAATTATTGTCATCATTATTTTTAGCAATCTCTAAAAATTGCTGATACTGCTTCAATGTTATCTCACTTAACTTTGTCGGTATTGTTAATTTGATTTTCATTTGTTATATAACGTTAATATGTTCTTTTGTTAGTGTATGAAATATTTGCCTGAATTTTTACCAAGTCCTATCGTTTCCATTTCGTGGTATCTGAACGCATCAATAGCGTGGTTAAACATATCAATCGGCTTGTTTAAACTAGCACCTGTTTTTTTATCCTTATCCCACGCATATTTTCTGAACTCGTTTATTAGATTTGTGCTTTTTTTAGTCACTAAATACTCGTTATCCTGTATCGTTTGTATGCCATAGTTGATACTATCTGCGCCCTTAGTAACACCATAGGCATTAATACCATAGCTAACTAACTCCGCTATACTTTTTGGCTCTGCACTATCACAATAACAAGGTAGTTTGGTATCAATTAGTTTAGCTATTTGGCTATTTGATAACCCTTTTTGATAACATATTTCGTTTAATATCCTTTTATCATTCCATTTATACACCTCAATTATCGAAGTCGGGTCGTTCGTATATCCAAAATCTAAACCATAACCTAATAATCTCGCCTCATCAGGTATCAAATCAATCGTATGCCAGTTGTTAAATATAACACCGTCTAACATACCTACCTGTCCCAATCCGTAAACATTCCACCAATTAGCCCAATAACTTGAGAATTTAGCTTTATCCCTTGCCTTTTCTATTTCATTTACTATTGATAGGCTTAACGCTTCATTGTCTTTGTAGGTGAGTATTATAAAATCGCTGTCACTATCGTTTATAACCTCCGTATGAACCCAAAACTCATTAGTAGGGTTATAGTCCAAGTAGATAAATTTCTTTGTCCTGATAGCTAATTGCTGATAACTTTCAAAGGTTACATTATTACACTCATTTATAAATAATATGTCACGTCTTGCGCCCCTTAGTTTATCGGGTTGGTCTGCACTAAAAAACTCAATGTAACTACCATTACGAAAGGTGTATTTTAATGAAGATAGGTTAAATTGTTCCGACTTAAATAAATCAGTCCACTTCATTATTTTAATAAAGTCTTTGACTGCGCCACGTTTTAAATGCGGTATGCTTTCAGATACAATAGATATTTCACTTGCAGGGTTATCGCAAGCGTAGTTGATTAACAAGGGTATAATGCTAAAGGTTTTAGAACTCGATGTCCCGCCCTGCACTACCCTTATCCGTTTTTTTAATTTAGCAATCTTAGTCTGTGCTGTCGTTTTCTGAAACATCTAAATCTAATTGTTTAAAAATAGGCTTTTCAAAATCCTCATTGTTATTATGCTGCATTGATAGTTTACGCAACTCCTCATCAGTTGATAGTAACTTCATTAAACCTATCTGTAAAGCAGGTGCATCACTTTTATACCACTTAGAACGCATTGATACTTTTATATCCGTCTTTACTTTTGTTAATGCATCCTTTATTGTTTCCAATTTCTCCAACTCAAAATTGTAAAACGTAGCAGATGTGCAAGGTAGGTATGCTATTACATCTTGAATAAAAAACAGTTTATGTTTTTCGATTGCTGCAAGTGATTGCTGTTCTAACTTTTTTTTATCGTATGCCATTATTATTTATTTTTTACTATATTTGTTAAAATCAAAAGCGATAATAGTGTAATGGTAGCACACTAACTTTCCAAGTTAGAGGAGGGGTTCAATTCCACCTTATCGCTCTCATTTTTTGGGTAAGGTTTTTTAATCTTATTACAAATATTAATTAATTTTTTGTTTAAAGGAAATACATATTTATGTTTTCCAGCTTTTTTTCTTTTAGGCAAAGTTTTAAAATCAACATTCCAATTATATCTTCCCATATCGTGTTTCCAAACACCATTTAAATAATATTCAGTTCCGCTGCTTTCTATATTTTCAATATATACCCAGTTTGTAGCTTGGTATATAATTCCATTATGTTTTTGTCCTTTATCTGCATAGCTAAATAACAATTCAACAGTTGGGCATTCTTTTTTTATTAGCTTTATTGCTATTGATAAAACTTTGCTTGTTAATGATTGTTTACCATTTAAAGCCATTCTGTTTAATTCTAAATATTGCCCATTTTTTAAATTAAACTTAGTTGGCATATTTACAGAAGCCCCACCGCCAAAAAGAACTACACCGCACCATTCTTTATTATCATTAAAAACAGAATATCCAACCGAATATGTAGGAACTACTTTAGAATAATGAAAATTTAAACAAGCATATTTTACTGCTTTATTTGATGCTTTAACTAAATTCATATTTCACCTGCTGAAACAGAAAAATATGCTTTATTATATTTTCTATCTATTAACTCTCTAATATCAATTTCTGCTTTTTGTAATTGTTCTATACTTTCAAATGTTATTTTAATTGTTGCGGGTTTATTTTTTTGCTCTCCTATTAAATCTTCAAAACCAGGCTCATCGAGTTGTTTCCAAACATCCATACCCCACTCTGTTATTAATTCATTATCCCACTCATTTGCCAAACTATCCCAGTCCCACTCACCAAATCCTACATTGTCCTTTATAATAAATTCCTTTTGTTGCTCATCCGTTAAATCACTTGCCTTTATTATTGGCACTTCTTTTAACCCTGCTTCCTTACAAGCCTTTAATCTCATATTACCACCCAGTACAACCATTTCATTATTAACTACAATAGGGCGAAGTTTAAGCATTGCCGGGAAGTCTTTTATAGACTTCACCAGCTTAGCAAATTTATCATCCTTTATAATTCGTGGGTTGTTCGGGTTACTTTTAATCTCTGATATTTTTACTATCTCCATAACTTAAAAAGGTAAATCGTCATCTTCCTTAGTAGTATCAATGCTTGCAGTCTGCACCTGTGGCTCACTTATAGCCACACTAAAGAACTTATTCCCTGCCTTACTATCCTTTACCCATAATGCAATCCTAAACTCTTTACCGTTAACATCAATCGTTCCGTTATAATCGGGTTGAGTTTCCTTTTCTTTTTTGGTGTTTTTAAAAATTGCACCGCTGTTTAATCTTTGTTCCATTTTTATGTTGTTTTTAGTTAGTTAATACTCATTATATATTTTACGTAATTCTGCTATGGTATCTCGCCAGCAACTTTCGCAATTTGTTGGCTCTAATTGCATATTAAATATGTTTTTATAAATATCTGTTAATTCTCTTTGCTGTATTATACTTACCGTATTTTTTAGATTTTTAAAAAAGTTGTCCAAATAATTAAAGTCATCTTCACTTAAACAATTAACTTTTTTATATGGAAAGATTTTGTTTAATAATTCTTTGCGCTTATCGCATCCACAATCCTCACCTGCTATAAATTTAGCCAGCGCATCTATTCCTGTCGCTTCGGTTATCTTTGCAATGGTATCACCTAGTCCAGCGGATTGTTTTTTTGATGTTCTTTTTTTAGTTTTAGTTTGCATTTGTTTATTGTATTATAAATAGATGTAAAACTGATTTTAGTTTCTCTTGACAGTTTACGCATACTCATCCCTGCATTAGCATACAGTAAAAATAAATCTCTGTCATACCATTCAAAGGTATTAATAAATTGTTTAAGTGGCTCAATGTCTTGTTTTTGGTAATCTTCGTCAACTAGATTAAGGCTCTCGCTTATTTCAACCATGTCAACTTTTTTACGGTGCAAATCCATTGTCAGGCTGCGTAGCGTTAAATAAAAGTAGCTATCGTTTACTTCCCTGCCGTTTACTTTGATATACGCTTCCATAACCACATCCTCGGCATAATTGACCTCGCCAAAACTTTTGACTATCGCAATCCATTGTTTGTGTTTTTTAAATAGCTTTTCGATGACTTTTTTTTATAAATGTAGTCATTAATTTAGTAAACAACTATTTTCGGAAGATAACCCCATAACTTTGTTGTCCTACCATCATATATAAAAGCGTCATCCTCTACAAAGGCATCTTGAAAGGCTTTTAATAAGTTATCCCGATCAGGTCGTTGTTTGTGCGGTTTGCCGTCCATTAAGAATTTCTTTTTACTACTCCAATACTTCGGCATCTCAATTACAAAGCAGATATTTAAGATTGGTTCTAATTTATACCCATTGATTAAGCATTGTTTTTTTAACTCATCCTTAAATTTAAAGTATTTATGCACGCACATACGCTGTCGCTGTCTTGGATTTTTATGGTTTATATCTAATTTCCATTTGTCCGACTGTGTCATGCGTGGCGCTGATACAGGCTCAATGTAAAACACATACCTTTCGTGTTTAATATCCATTATGTTATAGTTTAAAGTCCACATTGTACACGTAATAAACTATCGTTACTACCTCTAACCGATAACATCATTGCCAAACTATCCCTGTTATTGGTTTCAATAGGCTTATAAATCCTATAATCATAATCGGAGTCTTGTATAATTTCAGGCTTCGCAAAGTATTTAATTATCAGCATTATGATTAATAACCAAATGACTAATAATACAATTAAAATGTAGCTTAATTTATTCATAATTTTTAAAGTTTTATAAAGTTGTGTATTTTCCATTGATTAAATTTATGTGAGATGCTTTACCATTTGGGTATAATATTACATTTGAGTGCATCCAACTTGTTGCACCGTTGTTATACCCTAACCGTTTATTTGTTAATGTGCCGACCACTACGCTACCGTCTTCCCTTGCAGGTGTATGCGAGTGCGCTGTGATTGTCTTTGTGTTAAGGTTCTTAAACTGGGTAACGCTGCCCCTACTTCCGTTAACACCGATATGTCCATGCTGTGATAACTCCCAGCCATTAACTCGGTAGCTACTATTCAATCCCAAACATTCAGCGTTGTTAGTACTTTCATTTATTACGTATTGAATAATTCCGTTTGGTGCTAAATCATTTGCCACAATGTTTGCATATTTTAAATATGCTTTCCTGTTACCTGATTTGCGCCAGTCATTTGATTGTAGCCACCTATCCAAAAAGTCATCGTGATTTGAACTGATTATTAAAAAGTTTAAATCTTTATTATCATTTAAAAATCCAATTACGTTTTCAATTTCAGCCTCTAAATTATTTTCTCCAGTTTGCTCGTTTCTTAACTGCGCAAAAGGGTTTTTTAATTCGTGGTGATTAACACTTTTACCGTCAAAAATATCGTGCAAAACTATTTTATTAACCTTTAATTTACGTGCTATATTAAGCGACTGCTCTAAATTAATCTCGCTGTGACTGCCATAATGCAGGTCGCCAAATACCATAACAGGGTAATTCTCTACAACCTTAATACATTCGCCATTATCTACAAAGGTATCTAAATCATAAAATGAACCGTCATCTGAACATTGCACCTGTCGCAAGTGGTAAATGTCACCGTCTAACTCAATGATAACAAATCCGTAGGTGTGGTGAAATTCCGACTTTGCACCTATTTTAGTATCGGTATAATTTGGTATTGTTACCGAACCTGTCGTAAGTAGTAATTTATTAGGGTAATCATCTAGTACAGGTAGTGATTTTAAATGCACCCGCGGGTGACCTAATATACAGCTTTCTAAAGCTGTTATTGAATTTAACCCACTTAGCGGAGTTGATGCGGTTGGCTGTATCTTTATATCTCCTAATATACAAAGGTTTTCGTGTATTTTTTGCCTATTTGCATCTAAATAAGGTATCAATTTAGCATCCCAAAACACTTTATTTTTATCTTTTTTCTTTTGATTTTCGCTTGCCTCTAAACTGCTCGGGTTTTTATAACGACCTGCTATTACGTGTATATCAGCATCTATAAAATCAGCATAACTCTTTATATTTTCAAAAAATTGCTCGTTTATTTTGGTTTCTGCTTGCGCCCATGTTATGATAAAACGCTGTTTTTCGTTGTTAAATACCTTGTTTTTTGCATTTATAAAGTCTACATCGTTCTCAACTTTATTTAAATTGTCATCATTTGGGTAAAACCGCCTGTAATTCTTTTCTACATAGCTATTGTCTGCTAAATTAAAATGCTCGCACATCTTTTTCGCTGCTGATGTGACATTCATACCCTTATCAATTAAATCTTTTACATACTGCCTTGCAGTATCTGTAAAGTATGGAAACCATTTTTCTAACATTTCTATATTGTTATCTTGCCTAATTTAAAGCCGTTTAAGACACGTTCGCGTTTCAGGGTTATATATTCCCCTTTATCGCTTTTAAAGCTGTCTAAGGTGCTTAAAACAGCCCCATTTGCCTTGCTACCTATCAATGTCCATTCCTTATTGTCAAAAAACATCTTATTTGTCATATAACTACCGTCTTGTTTTAAAATCATATTGCTGTTTTAAAATGCTAAATCGCTTGGGTAAATCTCGCCACCGTTTTGCATGGTGTATGTTTCATTGTTAATGCAAGGTATGTAATTTTTATATTTATCAATCAAATTAGATTTTTGGGGTTGCTCACCTCGTAAGTGATAACGACCTGACGGTTTGTGATAATCAAACTCGACCTCCGCCCCTATCTCTCCCTGAAAGGTGTACTTTGTTTTTAAATTTCTAAACTTCGTATAATCTCCCTCGCTAAAGTTTCGGTAAATACAAAAACCGTCGTGCGTTTGGTTTCTAAAATCTGCGCTACCTGATACATCGTAAAGAGTTGGTTCCTCGTACATACCGTCATCCTTTTTCTTCATTTTGGTCGGGTGTGCAATTACAATTATTAAAACATTATGCTGTTGTGCAAATTGAGTTAATCTCGATAAAGTCCTATTGATGTTTTCAAGCGTTGTTTTGGTATTGTTATGCTCGACCTTATTCCACGCATCCACAACAAAAATATTTATACCAAAAGTTAAAATCTGTTCTTTGAATTTGTCAAATAACCAATCCCAATGCGCATATTCGCCACTATCGGGGCTAGTCAAATAAATCTTTTGATTTGCCCATTTATGGAAAGTCATTAAATCTTCCTTTGTTGCCCTGCTTTCATTTTGAATATCTAAAAAGTAATTTTTACCTATTACCTTTTGCACAAATGTAGAGTAGTGTAATTCTAAAGGCTGATGCTCGGGGCTGAAAAAACTTGCCTTTATATCGTTTTCCAAAACATAATTTAAAACCATCCATTCCGTAAAATTAGACTTTCCATGCGAGGGTATACCGGTGCCTACACATAAGTGACCAAACATTAATTTAAAGATGTTATTCAAAGGCTTTAGCATAGGATTTTTAAACTCTAAACAGTTTGGTAACCCGCTATCATACAAGTCAATCATTTTATCGATCAGGTCATCGCTTGTAAATGTTCCTGATACTGGGTATTTCTTTGTTTGTCGTATCGTTTCTGTTAAAACTCCGTTTACTAAATCTTCATTTGCATCTTTACCAGTAAATAAAATACGCTCGCATCTATACTTTCCTAAGCGCTGAACTATCTTATCAGCTACATTGTTACCGCTCTCATCATTATCGGTTGCTATATAAAACTTCTTAATGTCCTTTATATATTTTTCAGAATTAACCCAATAGTTGTCATTATCGTTTGCACCGTTCGGTATTGATATGACATTGAATATCCCGATTTGATATAACGCTAATACATCAAATTCGCCCTCTACGATGTACGCACTATCTTCACCTATTACAGCATTAATATTATAAAAAATAGGCTTTCCGCTTTTACTTTGGGTAAACTTTTTATTTGCTGACCTGTATTTTTTGTTTACCAAAGTTTCACCCTCAAAATAATTAAAAACAATATTTGTAACCTCATTTTCGAGTGCGGGCTGATAATATTTTTCTTCGCTTATGTTAAAATGTTTTAATGTTAGTTGGGTTATGCTTCGTGTTTCCTCACAATACTTTACCAACTTATCGGATAACTCGGTATAGTTTCGCCATTCCTGTTTTGGTAAAATGTAATTTTCAGTTATCATTGCTTTCTCCACGCTGTCACGAAAAAATAAAGCGTTGCAACCATCGTTAAAACATTTACCTGTTCCGTTGTTATGCCAAATATTTAAACTCTTATCGCTTTTGTTTTTTCTCGTATCTGTGCAAATCGGGCATTTGATTTTTTCTGTACCTGATGTTTTGCGTAATTCTAAAATATTCCAGTTTTGTATGTTGTTCATGTTACAAGACGTTATTAAAAGTTTTGGATTTTGCTTTGTCAATAAATGGCAAGGTATTTAATAATTTTGACTTCCAATTTGTAATTTTTCTATCGTTACCATCTTTCCAATCATTTACAACCCAAGCATCGTATTTTCTTTTTAATGCTACCTTACAAATATTTTGGTCAATCGATAAACTGTAATTTAAAAACTCATCAAAAATTGGTATATATATATCTTTCTCTTTCTCTTTCCCTTTCTCTTTCCCTTTCCCTTTCCCTTTCTCTTGTAGGCTAGGGGTATTTGAAATATTTTTTACCCCTACTGGAGGGGGTACTGATACCCCTACGGCAGGGGGGTATATTTCGTCTGTTTTTGCTTCTAAAATTATACCAGTTTTAAACTCAAATCCTTTCACCTGCGCATCTATACTATCGGTTTGGCTGATATATGCAAACTTAGCCATACCCTTTAATACGGTAGGTTTAACACCCTGAAATTGCCTGTCTAATAAAGCATCTATAAAAGCAACCTTATCTTCTATATTTTCAAGTTCGTTATATACATCGTAATACGACCTGTAAAAATTAAACCCTTTACGTTTTGTTAGCTTCATAACTTTTTTGTTAAAAAAAAACCCTTACAGACTTCAAGCGGGGCATCGCTATCCATCTGTAAGGGTAATAATATCTTTTAAACTCATGCCCGAGTTCCAACCTTGCAAATATAACACTAAATATTTAAAATCACCTTTTTATTTTTTGTCATGCTGTTTAAAATTTTAACTTTATTTTCAATCGCAAACGCTGATTTTCCTGTGAGTGACATTAACCTATCAACGTCATTAACATTATTTACCAGTAGCCAAATTTCGTGCATAGTCCAATAATCTGAATTGCTTTTATCCCACTCTTTTTGAATATCATTTGCAAGTTTTAACCTGCCTCCTGCTAACTCTATCCGTAGATTAAACTCATCAAATAAGTTAGCTAAACTATCGTTCATATTTTTTTTATCTATTTGAATCATAAAATGCTTTAGCAAATCCCTGACTACACATTGACCTTATATCAGCATCACATTTAATATGTTCTTTTGCCCATTGCATTTCAGGTATTAAATCAACGGCAGATTTGTGTAAATAAACCAATCCCGGTTTTGACCTGCCCGGTCTTACATATAGGCTGTCAATTTTAGGGCAATCACTCCAATTATTATAAACTCTTTCAGGTTTGTTAAAATTGCCCCACAATGCTGTTTTCTTAGTCCAAGGACTACCGAATTGCCACGGTTGGTAAACGAATATAGGTTTACCTAAAAACTCTTTTAAACGCCCATTAAATGGATTTTCAATAATTGAAAAATGAGGGGTTGCTTCATTTATAATACGTTTACAATGATTAACTAAAAACATACCCTTTTTTAAATTACCAATTTTATCAAAGCCATTAGCTGTACTAAATTCAGTACATACTGGATTTGCTATTATACCATATACATTTTTAGGTGGTGTATAGTTTTCAACTCCTATTTTTTCACCTATCATTATAACATTATATTCTTTTGTATTTTTTTGATAAAATAAACTATCGCTTCCTAAATCAGCGCATAAGTGTAGAATTATTTTTTTATCGCTCATATCGTTTGTAATTTAATTTTATTATGTATGCTAACCACTCATTTAGTGGTAACCTATTCTGCGGATAGCAGGTGCTTTGTATATTTAATTTTCTCTTCATTGTATCGTTTTGTTAGCCTCACCGTTACGTTATACTGCCTGTTTAATTCAAAAGTCATATCATTCCTTGTACCAAATATGTGGTAATATTCGGAGTTCATAATTGACTTTTCTTTTTTACGGCTCTTTTCAATTAATGCCAGCACATAATTTAACCTTTGTAACTGCATTTTTTCGGTAATAATCTTTTCAGTTGTCATGTTTACTTCCTTTTTGTTAAAACAAAGATACTAACAAATACTAACATATTATAATTTAATTAAAATTATTTTATAACTACCTGATAATTAAATACTTTATTTTTAACTAAGGCGATTTCGCCATAATTAGATTTTATCTATCTTTTCCATTTTATTGTTTGAGGTTTTTAAGTTCTTTGCCTACTAGACAGTAATAAAGGTTTTGTAGTTGGTAGACTGTTTTTATAAAATTAAGGCTAAATATATTTTCCATAAAAATATCAGATAGTTGAGGGTAAAATTCATCTTTAGTTTGAATTAAAAAAAGCGTCTTATCGTTGCCTAAAGAAATAAAATGGTCGCCGTTAATCGTTTTTTTGAACCCTAAGTTTATAAGCCACTCCTCGTTTAGGGGGATGCCGTCAACGTGGTCATAGGTCATTGCCTCAAAGTCATCGTATTGCTCAGGCGAAAAGTTTCCGTCAAATGGATTTTCGCTTAGAAAACCTGGATTTTCTTTTAATACCGAATAAACATTTAGCTTACCCTGCCCACCTTGATACCAACAGGTAGTGCAAGTATATTGGTCATCACTATACATATCAATACATTCAGGGCATAGCACGTACGTTTCCTGCAATTTTGATATTACCAAACCTTTTATCTCATCTAAGTTTTCCATATCCTTATCTATTGTTAGTGGTGGGTTAAACTATTTTTGTTATGCGCTTAATAGGTATCAAGTAAATATCATTCATGCAATTATCTTCTTCAAATATTGCCTTGTTACTCGATGTAACACCGTCAAAAAAACCTGATATATTACGTTGCGTATCTTTACCGCTAAAATAAGTTACCTTATAAAAAACACCTTTTTGTAAGTCTAATGCTTCAAACTTTTGTAATTCCATAATCTTAGTTTCCTTTCACCCTGTTTTAGGCGATGCGTTTAAATGGTTTTTTTATTGGCTACTATCCGTTTAATTTACTCTCATGGTTTAAAGGATAGGTTAATTAATATCTTCCAATTCAGCGCACCTAACAATATCAGCCATAGCAATTTCGTTAGTTTCATAAAACCTATTTGGCGATACTCTTATCTTGCTTGATGCTTTGTAAATTTGCATAGCGGCAAAGGCTGTAGATGTTTTTTCTTCTAATTCATAGCCCTCTTTACCTGCTAAGTTAACCACCCATCCAGCCCTGCAATGTGTAGTATCGCAAGTATGCCATGTTCCCATATTTAGGGCATTTGGGTTGTTAACGGCGTTTAATACTTTAGCGTGGATATTTTCTATTACGGGCACTATAAAAGCAGGTTTATTACCACTACAATTCCTACAATAACTACAATAACTACAATCACTACAACCACTACAACCACTACAACCACTACAATCACTACAATTCCTACAATTCCTACAACCACTACAATTCCAACAACCACTACAACCACTACAATTCCTACAACCACTACAATTCCAACAATCACTACAATTCCAAGACGCTTGATTAGTTTCGTTATTGGCTTCGTAATTTGGATTTTTATCTGCAAATATTTGCGATACACCGTTAAGTATCTTGTCGGCTCTATGTAAGAACTCCGAGTAGTTTTTGTATATTTCTGTTTTCATAATCTTTTTTTGTTTATAGTATGGTTAAAGAGGGGTTGGTTAAAAAGTTATTACAATACTATCCTTAGTAAATTCGCTACCTACCTTGCCAACTTCTATCCCCTCGCTATCATAAATAGCATCTTTACTCTTAGTTGCAACCTTTACAAGTTCCTTGCGTTGTTTTAAAGCATCTTCTAATTCAGCTACTTTCCAATCCTCGCTATATTTAAGACGTTCTGCGCCACTTTTATTAGTAAATGATACTCCATTATATGTATCGCTATTACCTATCACTATACGCTCTCTAAATACCTTTTCTGCGGCATCTATTACGGCTTTAAGTTTGACAATATTAGAAAAAACCTTTATAGTCGATACTGCACCTTTTTCAAAAATATCACTTGCAAGCTTTATGCCTGTCGCTTCGGCATCTTTTTTTGTAAAGTTATGGTCATACATTACCTCCATATCTTCCGCCTGCATTTTTAAAAACATTTTGCTACTCAAACCCATTGTATTTAATTTTTAAGTCGTTTGAAACTGTATATTTTTTTTCTACATCCTCAATAGTATAACCGCCTTTAATGGCTTTCTCTATTATCTCTCTTGTTGCTATTTGTTTTAACGCTGGGGCTGGTACTTGTACAATATCAGCTTGTTTTCTATCAGGGTTATCAATATCATCCTCATCAGTTGCAATGTGAAAGTATTTTAGCAAAAAATATCTTTCCGCATAAGTTAATGCAGAACCAACTCCCTTATCCCAGTCGTTTTGTCCATTTGCACCAAATAGGTTTTCGTCTTTCTCTCCTGTTTGAGTATCTATCCATGTGAAGCGCATCATAACCTTTGATAGTATTTCACTTTTATTTCTTGGGGCATTCGATGCAGCGCCTACGATATAATCTTGCCTAATATTTTCTATTGATAAAATTTCCTGCTTAAGTAAAATACCTAATTCATTCATAATTGGCTTTATTTCGCTTAATACTTTATCACCTGTTACGTAGCTATATGTAAGTGCTTTTTTATCCTTACCTAAACCATTTACTTTAGTTTGGATTTTAAGAAGTTTTTGATAAATGTTTGATTTTTCAGTTGTCATGTTAGTTATTTAATTAATTAGTTCTAAATATTAAAAGTTTGTCATTTTTTTTATGCGTTGTGAATTTCATTCCTGTTTTTTTTAACCTGTTAATATATACATCAAATATTTTACGTTTAGTGATGTCAACCTCTAAGGCTTCATTTCCTTTTTTTAAAGCTTCTAACAGCGTTGCGTATCGCTTTCGTTCGGGGGGGTTGGCTTTTATTATAATCATATATCTTCAAATTTTTTACCTAAATAGTCGATTAGTATTACTATGCAAAATAATAGTAAAATTGGTATTGCAAAGAAAAGTAGTGTTTCGGTAGTTTGTTGTCCCATATTATTTTTTTATTTCTAAAAGTGTTACATCAATTTTAAACTTATTTGCTATCTCTTCAAGTGTTAGCCGAATTCTTGGTCTTTTATCTTCAATAAGCCCATAGCTATTTTGAAAATAAATTTGGTCTCCGTTTTTATCAAATTCAGTCCTAAACCAACCAGCTTTATTTTCATAATATATCAAATTGTTATTTTTATTCATTATTTCAAAAGGAAACTCTGTTATGTTTAACTGTTCTGCTATTGTTTTCATGTTATTTTTCTTTTTGTTAAAACAAAGATAATAATAAATACTATCTAATACTAACATTAACTATCTAATTGCTACGAATTTTATGTTTAATAAATCCTTGCATTTATAGCGTAGTAATGATATGTTATTATCAGTTGCTATAACTTTACCGTTATGTTCAGCTTGCCAATATTTAATCGGCTTGTACTGCTTTTTATTAACTGGGGGCACTTGGTATGCTTTCATAAATTTAAGTCTTAAAAGTGTGATAATTAAAGATGTCAGCGTAACTATATATATAATGGTTGCGGCTATTTGTATGTAGATTATCATTTGTGTAAGTCGTTTAAATATTGTTTAATAATAATAAAGTTATTTTCCGCTAAGTATGTTTTTGCATCTACTGCTATATGCTCGACATCTGTTTTGGTATGGTTAAAATATTCCAATATATTTAACTCATTTTTTTCAATATAATCAAGTAGTATTTGCAACCTTATATCTAAGGTTGCATCCTTACCCAACTCGTTGCTATACTCTACTTCGTACCCTTTTTTTGATTTGTTGATGTCGTAAATTTCTATTTGATTTTTCATTTGTTTAGTTTTTAAATTAGTTGCCAAAAATTATTCTAACCCCTGCTATACTGCAAGTCCATATAGCATATTTTGTTATTCTTCCGTAATATTTACTAAGTATAAAAGCGGATGCCTCAATCGTTTCAATAGTTGGTTTAGTATTGTAAGAATTATTAACTGTTTGGTTATATAAACCTAAATTAAATAATTCAACCCTATCTGCCCTATCAAGTTCAATTACTTGTTTAAAATAATTAATGTTTTTTGATTCTGTTTGTATTAATTTCATGTTTTTAGTTTTTTAATTCCCTTTTGTTAAAACAAAGATAATTCCTTTTCCTAACATTCCAAACAAATAAGATAAATAAATATAAATTATTTTATAACTGCCTGATAATTAGATAGATTATTTTTCTAATTCACTTAACCAAAGTTGTAAAACTCCAATAGATTTTTCTATTTCCTGCTTAATTGGGTCTTTTTTACCGCCACGCTCTAACCTTTTAACCACATCAAATAGATAAGCGTTCCAATTACGCTCATTCGCTACCTTATAAAGTGAGCCTTTATCGTTGTTGTAGTATTTTGGCAATTCCATAGCTGTATAATAAAAAAACCGTTGACAAGTTCGGGGGCTTATCAACGGTAAAAGTGAGTATTTTAACATAAACATCACAAATATAGTAATTAAACTATTAAAAGAAATATTTTTTTATCAAATAAACTAAACCTGCTATTATCATTATATATAAATAAACCCAATAATTAGCCTTTTTATCAACCTGCTTTTCAAATGTTTTGGTGCTTATATCCTTTTTAACCTGTACAACCTTTTGAATTGACTGCAAAACAACTGATTTGCTGGTATCTATTACGTTTTTATTAGTCTTTTTAAACCTGATAATAGCGTTTTTAAACTCTTTACCGTCTATAAATATAGATTTTGTGCTATCAATGGGTAGTATTTCAATCTCATTTGTCTGCTCGGTTATATAAATAGCGTTATTTTTAATAGATATACTGTCCTTTTTTTCAGTAACTACGCTATCTATATGCGTTTTAATCTCCGTTTTGCTTATAGCTACTTTTCGGGATGCGCACGATACTAAAAAAATACTAATGAATAGGGTCGTATATCGTATCACCATTTTTTCTTTTACCTCTTAATGTTTGCTTTCTATTCTTACCTTTTACGTACGATACGTGAACCCAGTCAGGATGCAAATTATCTCCAAACTCCCAAATTAACTGGTCATAATCTAAGTTAGTTTTAATGTAGTCAAATACCATTTTATTTGTTACTCCACTACCTGAATTGTCCATATCGATATCAATAGCATAGCCTTTACAATGCTGCGACGTGTCCTTGCTTCCAATACTTTGATTTAGTTTAATTGACCTATAACCGCTACTTATGTAAATAGGGCATTTAAAATCGTTCCTAATAGGCTCAAATATATGTTCCGCTAAATCTTTAAGGTTTGCAATAACTCCCTCGCTTGGTGTGTTATCTATACCCTTTCGCTTTGCAGTATTACTGTTTACTAATTCCGATAAATCTAAATGCTCACTAATTTTCATTTGCTTTTATATTTATTTATTAACTCGGTAACTGCCTCAATAGTTGTAAGTCCTAAAGATACAGCACTAAGGGCAAAAGTTGCCCAAACTAAACTCTCAATCGGGTTTTTAGTTAAGGTATAAAACAATGTAAATGCACCCGATATACCAACAAGCCTTTTGCTTGATGTATTTTTATCGTTGCCTAAAAAACCGCTTAACCAGTTAAAGAATTTCATTATTTTTTTGTTAAAAAATCTGTAATGAACTTAAAAAAGCCTAACCCAACTAAAGTGACTAATGCGTAAAAGTATGACTTGTATTTTTTTAAGTCACCCTTAACTACGTTTAATTCGTATTGCACGTTTTTAAATTCAGATATTAAACCGTTTGCTGTTTTGTCTAAGGGGTTACCTGCAAGCAAAGTATAAACGTCTTTTAGTAGTGCTTTCGTTTCGCCTACTTCTATTTTGATATCCTCTAATTCTTTAGCCATTAATTGAAGCCTAACATTTTCAGTCATCACAGAATTTTTAATTGACCTCTGTCGCTTCTAAGACTTCGGCTGGCTTTAATGTTTGTACGGCTTTTAATACCATAGCGGCATCTTCTAAACCTAATAAACCACCTTTTTGCGCTAATAAAGCGACTTGAATTAATACGTTAATTGCTTCTTGTTGTTCCATTTTTTGTTTGATTAATTAATTTTTATAAATATATGATAATTTTTAATAGCCCTCTAATGTTATCCATCCGCCACCACTCGTCCCCGATATAGTTATATGGGTTGCATCAGATGTTGGCGTAACCGTTCCTGTAGTTGCGTAAGAAAGCATCGGGTTGAATGTAAAGGCTACAGGGTATGTATATGTCAGAAGGGTACTAGTAAGATTATTGACATAAATTATCACCTTTTTATAGCTACTACCCTGAAATGGCATACTGCATATAATTGACCCCGATGTACTCCCACTTACCGTTGTTTGGGTTGCTGTTGAATTTATATTAGTTGCCGTTACACTACCACTAAAAGTGGCTGCACCTGTTGATGCGATACGTATACGTTCGGTATCTGATGTATATAAAATTATATCAGCACTTTCCCTATTAATAATCAGTAAATCACTACCGCTTAATTGTATTCTGGTACCGTCTGTTGAAGTTGCCCCTGTTGTTGAATTTTGTAATTGTAAATGTGCGCTACCGTAGATATTTAATAATGCAACAGGGCTTGTAGTTCCTATGCCTACGTTACCATTATTTAACAGCGTTAATTTTTCTGTTAATGTTGCAGTATTGCCAGCTATTCCACTTGGTCCTGTGTACCATCTATAATTTCCATTTTCAATTTGATAGTTATTCACATAACCGTTAGCCCTGTATTTAACACTAGTTCCATCATAATAGCCATTGTCTATTATTAAATTATTACCATTTCCAACTGGCTGAAATTCTAAAGTTCCAACCCTTAGCATACTATTTGTTGTGTTTATTCCAAATAGTAATTGTCCTGTAAGTGTACCACCTGTCAATGGTAAATAACCACTTAAAGCAGTGCCATAATTAGGTATATTTAAGGTTGCGCCAACTAAAGTAGCTGCCCCGCTTGAGCCTGTTGTAGTCAAGCTAAGTGTAGCCTGTTTATTATTAAATGTGTTCCAATCTGTGCTGCTTAAATACCCATTTGCTGCCGTTGCTGCCTGTGTAATACTAATTGCGCCAGTTGTGTTATTATAACCTATAGGTGCTGTTCCTGATAACGCTGTTAATGCTATATAAGACGAACCGTTTGTTATTTGATTATTATTTGTAGGTATGGTTATAACACCTGTCGTTGAGTTATATGCACCGCTTCCCGCTGCAAAGGATAAAGCAGACCTTGCGCTTGCGTTTGAAAAATAAAGATTTGTTGAACCCTGCGAAACATTATCAGTTGTCAAACTAACTGCGCCAGTTTGTCCATTTACTGAACTTACACTATCGCTATTGTCTACCTTATTCCACGCTGTACCGTTATAAATTGCCCAATCACCTAATGACCAATCAGTTACACCATTTAAATTAGTTGAACCACTTGTACTAACTACGTAGTAAGTCCCTTTAGTGCCTACACTACTGGTAAGCGTTGGACTATTTGTACTTGCGTTCCATACACCTGCATATATAGTTGAACCAATTAAGCCATTTATTTGATTTTGTAATTTACCAAAACCTGTTAAAATGCTATCGGTTGCCGTAACTGTTCCGCCTGTAATGTTTATACCTGTTAAGACCTTGCCTATAACGGCTGAATTTGTAAGCGTTATAGTTGCCGCCCCTGCACCTGAACCAGTTGCCTCACCTATTAACGATGTAATGTAATTACCTGCGGGTTGTTTACCATTAAAAACATTCCAATCTGTGCTATTTAAATAGCCGTCTATTGAACTTGTCGATACTGGTATTGAAATAGTATTTGTTGACCTTGATAATGGACTTGTAAAACTTAATGCGCTTTCTTTACCGTTAAAAGTTGACCAATTTGCCGAAGTTAATAACCCTCTATTGCTTGCGCTTGCACTTGGTATATTAAAAGTGTGTGTTTCTGATGTGCTTGAAATGTTAAAATCGCTTCCGCTTGTACCGACTGCTAAATATTGATTGTTTGATGTCAACCCATTTATAGCAGATATTCCGCCCGAAAATGTGGTAGTTATCTGACAAAGGCTGTTATCCTCTGTGTGTAATGTGGCAGTTCTTCCGCCT